GTTGGACCGCAAAATGGGAGGCACACCCAGCGGATATTGCATCGTAATAATAAGCATAATGTGCCAGTGTCGTCCGTTCATGAAAATGAGACGCATTAGTTTATCGCGAGCCCATTTGCTGTCATATAGACAATCGTCTAAAATAACAAATGTGCGTGGGTCAACGGCACTTCTTTTATACAATTCTTGTTCCCGCTTAATTTGTTTCATAACACCTCTTTGGCGTTTTAAGATGTTTTCTATGATTGCAGTGTTATATTCATTATGAATAAACATTTTCGGCACAATGCGTCCGTAAAATCCGTTTCCCTCTTCTGTGCCTGAAATCACTGTTCCAACTGGAATATCTTTGTGGTAGTATAACAAATCATTGACTAAAAAAGATTTACCAGTTCCACGTTTTCCTAATAAAATGATAACTGGACCTTTGGCTGTTCCGCTTGTTGTTGCCGGAAAAGAAATGTCCCGCATGTTAAATTTTGATAATGATATGTTTTGGCTCATTTCCTTTTGTTTTCTTTTCTTTTTTGTTTTCCTTTTGTTTTTCTTTCTTGTTTCCTTTTGTTTTCTTTTTTACCTTGATTTTATTTGTTAGTTGTTATATACAACTAACAAATTATTTTTTTAACAATGAACGAACTAAATTAAACTAAACAATTTCGGTTTAGGCAATCTTTTTCACAGCGATGTTTGTGGAAACAATGTAGATAGAATTTTCCGTCTCAACAATGTAATCCGTGCCACATTTGCGGATTTTTTTGATGGGAGAGGTATATTCGTCCTCAGATTTCACAAGCAACTGAATTTTCTCCGCTCCGTCTCCGCGAACGCCGATGAATGCCTGCTTTTCCAAAGAAGCCTGCCAATAATCAGTCAAAATCGGCTTGTCGTCCTCCAAAGAAAATTTGAAGCAATTAGATAAGGTCTCCGCAGACGGAGTAGCACTGGGTGTAGATGCAGTAGTCATTGATGCCATTATTTTTGTTTTTATGTGGTGGTATGTAGATAAAAAAGATTGGATATATTATTCCTTCAAAATCTTTTATTCTGGCTTTTTTGTCGCATTTTTTTATTTTTCTTGTTGTTCTTGTTGTTCTTGTTCATTGGCTTCATTAGTATTCGTGGACGCATCCGCATCAGCAGCCTCATTCATTTCTGTTTGTTTTTGTTCGCACATAAATTCCTTAATCTTTTCAATTACCGCCTTACTTATTTTGCGTGGTTTTTTACCCTCTGACGCAATGCATATATTATCTAAACAATGAATATCGGCATTGAGGCTCATGACCAAATGAGGCAACGTTTTATAAATACTGCATATCGCAGCAGCAGTGGTGGTACTAATTCCTGGAATTTGGCTCAACATAATGGATGCAATGTTTTCTGCATTAATATTATTTTTCTTGACCTTTTTAATCACAGAGCAATAATCCAAAGATGATGTTGCGGTTTCTGCCGTTTTTGGATCATTTTCACCACTTGGTTCTTCTTTTTGGTTCATATTTATATTCGCAGACACATCATTTCTCTCTAACAAAACCGAATAATATGGTATCTTCTTTTTTTTGATTTGTTCTCGATGTAATTTATTGGCTATATTCCAAATAATATATGCACTTTCATCCAAAGAATGGCTGTGTAATACAGAAAATCCCTTGTAATAAATAATGGAAAAAAGAGCTGAATGAAACATGGCTCGTTCTGTTTCTCCTCTTAGTCTTCCTGTATTTCCTTCAATTAAAAAAATAATGTTGTGATTGTGGCAACTATTCAGTCCATTCAATCGATATGCTTGTTCGTCATATCGTCCATCTTTAATGGATGCAATCAGGTCGGCAACACTTTTGCGTTCAATAATCACTAATTCATTTTCTTTGGTTTCATTGGAATATAAAACAATGTCTCCTAAATGAAGATTTATTGTGTTTTGAGTAATATTATTGGTATTTTTTACACTGGCTAAATGTTCTAAACGTGGAATTAATTCACGTTCGCGAATATCTAATTCAATATGGACCATTTTGTTTTTTGTTTTTTATTTTTTGTTAGGTAATTGAATACTATAAAGATTGTAATATATCGTTTTATTTCTTTTTATACATTATAATTTAACACACTATAATTTAATATAATATTCACATATATTAAATGAAAACAGCAAAACATCGTTCTTTAAAAAAGGCTAATATAAATGGGAAATTAAAAAAAACAAAAAAAAATAAGAAGGCGAAAAATGTTAAAAAAGTAAAAAAGGGAGGAAATATACAAACCAACAAAAAAGAAAAAGGATACAAAAAATATGTGGGTGGAGGAGAAATTACCAAAATTTTAAAAGGTGATGCTCCGCCAATTAATCGAATTGCCAATTTTGTTTTGACATTAGAAGACATACGTAATTTTACACGTTATTTTACTTTGCCTGTTGATTGTTCATTATCTGCATTACAATTTATGGGAATTTTATCTAACAAAGAAACGGAAGTATTAAGAATTGCAATGCATGGGTTGCGTGGAATACGAGGATTTTTAGAGATTAAAATAGAATTAATTGCCGCTATTAAAAGCGGATTTAATTTTGAATTTATAAAATTTGCAGATGTAGATACCTGGGGGCGTTATTTGACAACTTATCTTCCCATTGGAACAGGAGTGTTAAGTGGGTATTCTGGACATGTATTTATTATATTTCATGGAATGGATGACAAAATGTATTTAATTGACCCACAAATTCCCCTACACATAATGGGCGATAATCCACATGTTCAAGGTTGTGAATTAACTAATCCAGAATGTTATAAGTATTTAAAAACTCAATCTCCTCCATTTTCAGTATTATGTAGTTCCAATGAACGTCTCAGCGTCTTTCAAGGAACAGAACTAACAAAACATATAAATGAATTGTTAAATGATAAATCATCTTTACCTCCAAATAATACAATTACTTATAATCCTAGCCAACCATTTATTAAAGATGTGGTTCCATTTAATGATGACGGAAGTGGTCCCATAGAAATAGATAAATAATAAAAAGAAAAAGAAAAAATAATTTTTGCATTTTGTTAGTTAAAAATGCAAAAATATAATGATAAAAATGTGTAAAAACGATTAGATTGATTATTGATTGTATAAACGAATAATGTCTCCCATAAATCCAATTATTATAGTTATCGTATTTTGTGTTATTTTATTCTTTTACCTACATATTCAATATCAGTTTAAATGCAACAGCGATTTAGAATTGTTTGAGATTTATGAAACCACCAAAGATAATATGGAAGAGATTTGCAATATGCGTCAACCGACGGTTTTTACGCAGGTAGATGAACATTTAATGAATACTCTGGTAGGCCAAATAAATAAAGAATGGCTGGAAACCAAGTATGCGAAATATTCGGTGCAGGTGCGTGAAATGAATAGCAACGAATACGCTTCTTTGCCACTGAATGCGTCTCTGCGTTTGATGAATAAGGGCGATGTGTCGCAACATTATTTTTATTCAGAAAATAATCAAGAGTTTTTGAGCGAAACCGGTTTTGCAAAGAAAATCTCTGACCGCGTGTTGCGACCTTATTTATGCAGTCGCTCAATGCATGACATTATGTTTGGTTCGCAAGGAAGTAGCACCCCCTTGCGATACAGCATTTACTTTCGCAATTATTATGTATGCACCAAAGGAATAGTTTATGTGAAATTAATTCCGCCAAAGTATGCGAAAAAGTTGGATACAATTTACGATTATGACTTGTTTGAATTTCGGTCGCCTCATCATATGTGGAATGATAAATTTGGAACGACAGCGCACCATTCAATTCCAGATGTAAAATCGTTGGAAATTGCACTCAGTCCGGGAAAACTCTTATATATTCCTGCTTACTGGTGGTATTCTTTTCAGTATGGAGAAGATGCGACTTTGGTGAATTTTAGTTATCAAACATATATGAACCGCATATCTAATTCACATCATTCATTCATGTATTTTTTGCAGCAAAATAACATTCGCAAGAAATTTACCAAACCAAACCACGAGGGTAATAATTCACAAGGCACAATGGTGGCGGCAGATACGAAAGAAAATGCAGAAGATATAGACGAAATATCTTTTCGCAAAAAACCGCAAGAAAATGTTCCTATGTTAATAGCAACTGATAATACTGACAATAATGTTTCTGTATTTCCAGAACCATCTTCATTTCAAACTACGGAAACAAGTGTTCCTTTAACTAGCGATGCTAAAACATTGCCATCTGCCATTCCCAACATTCTTCAAACCATTGAAGAAATAGAAGGGGAAAATGACGAAGAAAAAGAAGAAAAAGAAGAAAAAGAAGAAGAAAAAGAAGTAATGGCAACTGAAACTGAACCTGATGACCCCAATATTATTCAACCAGAAACAGATACACAAGAACAAGAACAAATGAAAAAAGAAGACATAAAAGACGAACCAATTAATAATTAATTATATTTAGCAGATATATTGTTAATAATTTCAATTGCTATTGGATGCAATACTCCATTGTCACTTTCTTGTGGAACAACAGGTGGTAAATTTAAGATGTCTTTAACAACCCCATCAAATACATCTTTGGATACAATACACGAAATAAACAATAAACATTTTTTTAACCGAGTAAAAGAACATTCGGTCATTTCGTCATAGGCAAGATTATGCGGATACAAAGCATGGATAAATAAGCGTTGCAATTCACGCCCATAAGTATCATTTATTTTAAAGAAATCAGTAATATGTGGAATAAAATCATCATAATTTCTGCGAATAAATTTACGAAGAAGATAAGGTTTAGTTTTATACGCATCCAAGACACGATAAATAGACATAACAAGAGCTTCTTTTTTATGTGGATTTAATTTATCCTCACAATAATTATAGTGCATTTCATAATATTCATTTTCGTCCTTTTGAGACCACATTTTGTTTATTTGTTTTATTATTTGTTTTGTATTAGTTTATTTTCATTTTTTTATTTAATACAAAATAAATTAAAAATTATCATTATCATTATCATTATCGTCATCATCGGTAGTGAAACCATCAATTTTCCAATCGTGAAATTTGCAAATATTGCGTGGATGAAACCGCTCCTTGATAAGGTCTTCTTTATATATCATACATTTATTCCGTATTGCATCGTAGTCATAAGTGAAAATATTTGTATTATATGAAAACCAATCCCAGTGTATTTTATCCACATTTTTTTCAAGTATATGAATGGCATTTGGATTTTTAGACAGCCACCCCCAATGTATTTTATCCAGATTGTCTTCTAAAAGAGGAATAGCATTAGGATTGCCAGATAAAAGGTTCCAATCAATTTTACTTTTGTTGTTTTCTAACAAGGAAATAGCATTTGGATTTCCAGATACATTCATCCATATTAATTTATCTACATTTTTTTCGAGAATATGAATGGCATTGGGATTAGATGACAACCAATACCAGTCTATTTTATCCATATTTTTTTCAAGAATATGTATTGCATTAGGATTGGCTGATAATTTGTTCCAGTTTATTTTATCCATATTTTTTTCGAGAATATGACTCGCATTTGGGTTTTCAGAAAGCCAATACCAGTGAATTTTATCTAGATTTTTTTCAAGAATAGGGATAGAATTGGGATTTCCTGAAAGTAATAACCAATTAATTTTATCGGGGTATTTTTCTAAAAGTGGAAATGCATTCGGGTTTTCACCTAACCAATACCAAATAATTTTGTCTTGGTTGTTTTCTAAAATATGAATTGCATTTGGATTGCAACATAGATATAACCAATTAATTTTGTCAGAATTTTGTTCTAAAATGGGAACCGCATTTCGATTGCATGATAAGCAGTTCCAATCAATTTTATCTTGGGGTATCCAATCATGAAATTTCAACATATTTTCTTTTTTCTTTTTATCTAACAAAATAAAAATAAACACAAAAAATATATTATATTATAATGTCCTTTTATGCGGTTGCAAACGGACGCAACATTGGAATTTTTGAAACGTGGTCTGAATGTTCCAGTTCTGTGAAAGGATACAGCCACGCTAAATATAAAAAATTCTCCACAAAAGAAGAAGCAGAACAATATATTCAGGGTTCGCAAGTTCAAAATACGGGTGAAAATATAGATATAAATGACAATAATGTAGTTTCAGACGCAGATGATGATGCATGGACACCTGATTATTACGTATACACCGATGGGTCATGTTCACACAACGGACAAGCCAATGCAGAGGCTGGAATTGGCATATTTTTCGGCACCAATGATGTGAGAAATGTGTCGCAAAGAGTAGATGGAAAACAGACGAATAATGTAGCTGAATTGAGTGCTGTTATTCAAGCATATAGCATTATTGAAAAAGATATTGTAGCGAATAAAAAAGTCGCTATTGTTAGCGACTCGGAATATTCCCTTCGGTGTGTTTCATCTTATGGTGAAAAATGTGCAAAGGGGGGGTGGAAGGAAAGTATTCCTAATTGCGACTTGGTGAAAACCGCATATGAATTGTATAAAGATAAAACAAATGTTAGATTTATACATATAAAAGCACACACCAATAATACAGACATTCATTCCTTTGGAAATGCAAACGCAGATAGACTGGCGAATGAAGCCATCGGTTTAAATGGCTGTCCTTATCACGAAAAATAAAACAGACAAAAAATAAAATAATGAAAATAATAAAAATAATAAAAATACATAACCAAATAACAAATAAACAACTCAAATATTCACACACATGCGATAATAAGGCGTAAGAATGGCAGTTTTACTTGGTCTATAAATCATGCACAATTCATCTGGTTTTAATCCAATGGCTAATGCTACGGGGTCAAACCGAGAAATGGTGGGAAATTGGTCGTTTTCTTCAATTGAATATTTACCTTTTATGCGTTCTATTTCAACCCGGTTGCGAACAGGTGTATGTTTGGGGACCAAATCGTGGTTCAAAACATTATATTGCAAACGAGCTAAATTAATGATGGAAACATAGTGTCCATGAATATCCCACAATTCCTTTAAACGACGAGTGAGTGATTCATTCGGTGCTTGCGACGAAATAATTAACAATGTATCTTTTTTGGATAAAACTACCTCATCTTCGTCGTCTTTTTCATAGAGTTCAATAATCAAATCATCTAAATTTTTTATAGTTAATTGTTTTCCTCCATTGTAATAATATTTAATGTAAATTTTATCGTCATTGTCATCCTTCTTTTCTTTTGATGTACGATGAATAAGCATATCCATTTGATTTCTGTCTTGCATAATATTGATTTCTTGAATACTGCAACCGGTAAAATCGCTTACATCATAATCTTGAAGTTCCAGTTGGTCTAACAAAATATTGCGCGATTTATATAATTCCGCGATTAATTTACTCATTGTTGGTATCGATTGAATAATTAATAATAAAGCACAAAATCACTCACACCTTTATTATTAATAAATACTCTTTTTATTTCATTTTTCTTTGAATATCCTTTAATTTATTATACACATGATACCAGTCGTCTTTCAATTTTTTTTTTGTATCTGCATCTAATGCCGACCCACTTTGAAGCTCCTTGATGTGTGTTTCTATGATGTGAAGTGCATTGGCAATTTTTTTGTTCTGTTCTTTTTGCATGTTTTTTAGGGCATCGTATTCTTGCACTACATCTTTTAAATATGGATTTGTTAGGCTTCGTGCATTTAAATCGTCTGCTTTATGTTTCAATAATTCTGTTTTTTGTTTTTTCAATCGGTCCAAATCGGTTGCGGATGTGGCAGCGTATGCAGACATTGGTTCGTGTATATGTGTTTTATTAATATTGTTATTTTATTAAAAAATTAATCAGAATACGCCTCACCATTGCAAGGATTGGTTGAATTACCGCTGTTAATTCCATCCCATACGATTCCACAATTATTCGCCCACATATATTTCGCACACAAACCATTATTCCCAGTAAATCCTGCTGTAGTAAAATCCATAACGTCTGCATGCATTCCATCTTTATTTTTTAAAGATAAAGTGTAATCCTTATCCGTTTGTTTTTCTGCATTCATTACATCTTCGCTTTTTAAATAGCACTGCTGTGTAGCATTGTTATATGTCGTTCCAAAACACAAACCTGATGTGGAACAAAGCGACTTGCATTGTGCCAAACTAACATCAGCATGTTCGCTCAATGTATTTCCAACAGAATTTGTATTCGGCATATCATCATATATTTTTTTGTCATTTGTTAGGTTGCATGTGCCTAAATTATGCACATTAAGACACGCCGACCCAGTTCCCTCTAAATCAACCCAATAATCGGGGCAATCACCGATAACAGGAGGCCAAGACGTAGCACCACCCTGTCCCGCTCCGGATAAACTGAGACCAATCACAGTCAATGCAATTAATAATATAACAATAGCTGTAATGACCACAATCTTTTGAAACATATTTATGGTTATTTTATTTTAATGTGTTGTTTATTGCCTGTTGTATTATTTCAATATTTTTATTTATTTTCTATTTGTTTTCTCTTGGATTTTTCTTAGATGTTTCTTAGATTTATCTTGTTTGTTTATTTTCAAAAAAAGTCCCGTGTTCTTCAAAATGTTTCCATCTCTGATCGCGAAGGTTTCTGCTTAGTTGTTGTTTTTCCAAAGATGAATGGGTTGAAGAATTATAAATATCAAAAGATGTGTCGCATGAATTTAAATAATCGTTTTTTGTTAGGCAGCGTGAGCGAACACGGCATTCAAAAGAGTTCGTGTTGTGCGATATAGCACATTTCGCATTTATTGTTGGTTGTATAATATGACTGCATTTTTCGCAATCATTATATGACAATAAAAGATGCGAAAGAATATAATTCAGGTTGGACGAGTTCATTTGTTTTTGTTTGTTGTTCAATATAAAATATAATTTATATTTTATTTTGGTTAATTTAATTTTGGTTCACTTTTAGTTTAATTTTTTGGTTCACTGTTAGTTCAATTTAATTTGTTTATTATGAAATAATGAACCAGTCATTCGGGTCATCACTGCATATATTGATTAATTTTATCTCTGCTTTAACCACCACATTTGCGTCTATTGAAATCAGTTTTAAATCGCAATCATTGCGACAATACTGAATGGATGTATGTGGAAGGGTGGAAAAATTACACTTGTATTTTTCAGCAATTTTTTGCAAAACATCCCAGTTGGATACACTTGCCGTATATCCCCACGAATATATGTCATTTTCATCATCCTTATACATATTTTTCTTGAATTTTATAGGATTTTTGCAGTCTATATGTATCTCATTGGTAGGACCAACGCGATGTATCAATTCGGTATATAATTCTTTTGCATCTTGTTCATCCATAAAACAGGTGATGGTAAAATGGCCTATATGTGTTGTTTCAAAAGTATCGCGAGGATATACATACCAAATTCCGTATTTGTAGCCCATGTTATAGATATGTTAGGTATGTTAGGTATGTTATGTATATAATACTGCATTATTTTATTACAAATCCATGCTCACTGTGTTTTTGTCAGATTTCGGTTTTCGTCCCCGTTTCGCTTTTCCACTTTTCCCGCTTTTGCCGCTTATCATACTGGGAGCAATAGATACACTTTCGTTGCTAATTTGACTAACTGCATCGTCTATGGTTGTCGTGGTTGTGGCATTCGATGGCGGCGGTCTGGGTTCAGGAGCCGGTATGGTGCGGGTTTTAATTCCGGACAACAAACTGCTAATATCTGATGGTCCTTTCATTTCAGCTCGCGGTTGTCGGGCACTTCGTTCCACGCTGTTGGCTCCTGGACCTGAACCTGAACCTAATGCCAAGTTCATTGCTGAATTAGCTGCGGACTGTTGCGATGGCGGCACATTGCGTGGTCCTGGGGGTCGCGATGCGGGAACCGGGGGTGCGGACTGCATTGAGTTCAGTGGACCGCGCGTTTGCATAGGACGTGCTGCCGCCA